AACCCATACCTGTAAGGGTCGCGCACACTATTCTCTATCGCCTGATGGTAGATGTCGTAGAGATTAGCCAGAACTTCCGGCTGCATTTGCGCCATCTCCTCATTGGTTGGTGGCGCGAGAATGGCGTGTTTCCTCCAAATCATATCTCAACAGCCTCCTTCTGAAGCGCGGCCCTAGCATCCGCTATGGCCTTCATAGCATCCTCCAAGCTAGGCTTCCCGGCCTTGTGCTCTACAACCACCTTGTTCTCCCCTAGAGCCTGCATACCCTTATCCACGGCTATCCCATAGGAAAGAACCAAATCCCGAATGTTCACCTTAGCCAAAGCGTCAGGGTTGTTAGCCAGCATCTCTAGCTTCTGTTTAGCCAACAACCTCAGTCCTTCTGCCATCTCAAACCCATCAGCCGCCAACTGCTTCCGTCTCACCTCTATGGCCACCTCATGCCGCGCCTTCACCTTACTAATCTGATTAAACGAGAAGCCTGTAGCCTCAGCAATCTCCTCCCATGTATTCCCTTCCGCCAGTTGCTCCAAGCACAGCATAGCCTTTGTCGGCTCCCGCGCCTCTAGGGTGCGACAATCGCTGTCCACTAGGGAGGACAATAGAACGGGGCTGATGTTCTCTAGGCTCATACTTTAGACAAATAGATCATAATCGACTTATACTTGAAACAATCCAGACATAGAATGCCAAACAAAAACAATGAAAAAAAGTCTTTAATCGTTATCCTTCGCTTGCGTATGGATTGTACCGAGCCCCCAAAATTTCTGTCAAGCCATTTGTTTAACTATGTTTTTATGTCTTCTTCAACTATGTTTTCCCGTCTCTCCTTTTAGGAAGGACCCTTTACAATATTTTTTTATGGGGGCGTTCTGACCAATTACAATAACCCTACCCACCCCAAGCCCAAACCCCCTCCCCCCCCTGACTATTGAGACTGAGTCGCAACGTATGGGACAAGGGATGTCTCAGGTATCCCCGGCAAGCCATAGGGTAAGACATAGCCTGTCTCACCTATCACGCCAAAACCATGGGTAAGACATAGGATGTCTCAGGCAAATAGCTTATTGAGACTGAATCTCAGCGACCTGGTGAGCGGTAAGGCTCGCGTGAGGGGGTTGGCGTATAGGGGAGGTGATGGATCGTGGCAGGCTTTGCAGGCAGGCGATTGTGGGCGGTAAGAAGCAGGCCGGAGGATCGGGGCATCCTATACCTGCAATCAAGGGCAGGCAGGCTATCGGCTGCGCTTGGCTGTTGGCTGTTGGCTCTCCCCTTTGATTGTGCTCTCTGCTCTCTGTTTGCTCTGCTCTTACGGTGTGAGGGTGAAGAGGCCGCAAATTGCGTCGAAAAGATGGCGCGCAAACTATTGCAGTTGCAGCCACTTACGGATTACACTGTATTTTCGGTATAAAAAAGCTTGAAACGATGCACGCGCTTGGCACTCTTTCCACATCGCCGATGCACAACGCTACGGCACACAACACACACACACACACATGACCGCAGACACTCGGGGCATCTTACAGAGTTAACAACCAAAACAGAAAAGGAAAACACATGAAAACACAAATCAAGTCCGCACTTATTACAGACAGCCAACGCCTAGTTTCCGCCGAATCACGTTTTGGCCATTCCATCCCAATCTATGACGACGGATTCGGTCCGCTCTTCATTCACCGGGATTCGATGGGCATATCCGGTGTTGTCCGGGCCCAAAGTTGGGAAGACGCTTATTCAATATGTGAAGACGAGTTTTTCCCTTCCGCCGATTCTGATGCGGTCGCAAAGCCTTATTCAGAGCTTAGCCCACATGAACAGGCATGTTGGGATGAGGCGTATGGTTACAGGCCCAACGGAATTGGAGGCCCAACGCCAAAACAAGATTGCGGACTTTACGCCAAAGATTTGAACGGGGATTCTTTGGATTTGCTCACGCCGGAACTTTTGGAGAGACTGGAAATCACTCTCCAAATAGAAAACGAATAAACACCCCACAAACCAAACCCCTTGCCCTGCCTTCTCTCCGGAGAGGCGGGGTTTCAGGCTGAAAGGGGGCGCAATTGTCCTCTCAATTGATAGGAAAATAGATAAACACATGAATAAGACTCAAATAATTGAAAACATATCAGCAAGAAAGGCGCGGGGCGCATGGGAAAAGGCGCGGAACACCTACGCGCTTGAACTATTAGAAGACGCGGAAGAAAGCTTCACGCCTGCAAGCTTGCTTAATGGCGCGGAAAATTGGCGGGCATTTAGCTACGGCGGATGCTCTCTGATTTATGACGCGGACATAGCGGAGAGGGTTTGCTCCCCTTCTGAATTGAAACGCACGCGGGAAGGGCAACGTGCGCCAAATAGCCGGGAGAGTTGGCTTGAATGTCAGGCCCGGTGCCTTTCGCAGGCCGCAACCCTAATTTCAACCCTCGCCCGCAAATGAAAACACACACACACACACCGGGGCCGTGGCATTACGCGCCGGGGGAGCTTGTTTACGGGCCATCAGGCGAAACTGTCGCCTCCTGCAGATTCGTAACCAATTTTAAAGACACCAACGTTGCGAATATGCGATTGGTTGCGTCCGCGCCCGAGTTGCTTGCGGCTTTGCGTGAAATTGAAAGCAAGCTCACTGCATTACTCTGCGAACGGGTTTTGGATTCAACCCTTCCGGAGTTTTATGAAGTCAGGGACGCTAGAAATTCCGCACGCGCCGCCATAGCCAAAGCGGAGGGCGTGAAATGAGCACACCCTTTCAACCCGGCCAACGGGTAAAGCCTAGCGAATACAGCTTGCGGCCTGCCCGCGACAGTTGGTTGCGTGCCGGTAGCTCTCAGCTTAAAACAGCCTATTTGGATAAATACGAGAAACACAAGGCAACCATGGGCACGGTTGTTTCGTGCGAGAAGGGGAAATATGGTTACGGCGTGCAGGTAAAGACCGACGCCGGGGCCGTGCATCAATCCATGCCCAATCTTTGGGAGGCAATCGCATGAAATCGCTCTTCCGCTACCTCATTGAATCTCTGCTCGATTTCCTTTTTGCGTCCAATAGAACGCGGGACGATCTAAACGAGGCGAACACCGGAACACTTAAAAAATGACACGACTCATCTTAAACGCCGCGCTTTGCCTCCTAAGCATCGGCGCGTTAATCCTCTGCCTCGCGGTGAGGCTTCTGCGATGACGCCTAAGCCCTACAGACTGCCCAAGGTGAGGCTTGTTGGCCTAGTCCACCCTCGGACCCTCGCTTCGCTGCAAGCGTGGCGTACAGCCTACGGAACGCCCATCGGCGAGTCGATTGACGAGCTGTTCAATCATGCCATGCGGGGCGAAGGGGCGTTTATTTTCCGTCTTCCCGTTAAACAACCAACACAAAAGGAACAAACCCATGAACGAAAAACGTAGAAACGAAATCCGCGCCCTTGAAAAGCGGCTTGAAAACGAAGTCTCCTTAGCCGCTGCCAAGCTGAACGCACTATTGACAGAGATTCGGGAGGCTTACGAACAGGTGCGCGATGATGAACAGGAGAGCCGCGACAACATTCCCGAAAGCTTACAAGAAAGCGACCGCGCCACCGCATCCGACGAAGCAATCTCACATCTCGAAGATTTGGTTTCCGACCTTGAAACCGCCGAGCAAGCCGTTGAGGAAATCGCAAATGGAATTGCCGACCTGGTTCAGAAGTCCGATGGGTCGAAGGGGCAAGACGTATGACACTCCCTAAGGGGCGTTTCTTTTCCGTTTACCGGTAACTGGTAATACTTTGACCACTAAGGCAGATAACGTTCAATAAATGAAACAATGACAGCTATCAACCTCATCGGCCTAAGTCTGGCCCTAATTCTTGTTGCCCCGTTCGTCCTTTTCTGGATGATTTGGCGAGCCGAGGACGATGATCGCTGGGATAAATAATCAAAATAACACAAATATGGACACAAATAATGAATTCCGCGCCGTAATTGGCACCCGCAAAATCTGCTATCCGTTCCACAACGGCCAACTGTGTGGCATCCTGCGCTATTGCCTGCCCTACGGAGTGATCCCCGGCGTAACAATAACCGATAAGGCCGCGCTTAACGAATGGGTTGAGACGGAAATTGAACGCTGCATCCAAGAAGCAGAAAAATTTGAAAAGGAAGCGGGAAAACCGCTTGACCCCAAACCTATGGTATGATCTCCTAGTCAAGTGGTCGCTGACACGACTTGAAGCAATTTTTGGTTTATCTCCCGTATCGGGCGATGAGTTCATAGAAAAGCCTCAGAACGTGTCAGCGTTCTGGGGCTTTTTTGTTGCCCACAAAACAAGACGCACCGTTCCGGGGGCGTATAAGGCAACTACCACCGGACCCCTTAAGCGGGGACACACTTAGTTTGCTAGGCAAAGCGCGAAAATCCGTCCCCCAACTTAAGAGAAGATTCGAGGGAGGGCGGTATGGAACTCTCTCCCGAGGATCATTTGGAAACTTAAGCGCAACGCTGAACCCCTGATGAAACCCTTCAGGTTAAGAAGCAACGGGCCAAAGATGACATTCGCCTCACCGCGCATGGAATCTTCTCCCTTGGATATTTGGAAACTTATTACCTAGCCGCGACCCATATAGCGGCGTCAAAACAAGAAACAAAAATGCGGGAAACCCCTTAAAGGGGGTTTTTCGCCTCATTTAAACATGAACCAAGAAATAACACCTAAAGAAACAAGCATTAGTCCTGAACATTCAGTAATAATGCCT